ATCTTCATCAGATAGTTCGAACTTGGAATCAAGTTCGTCCATACGCACATTGAAACGAGCGACAGCCTCTTCAGCTTTTTTCTCGTTTTCAAAAACGTTGATCCGATCATTTGCTTCAGTGAGCTTAGTTTCAAGCTCAGTGACAGAAGCCTTAAGATCTTCATACTCCTTTTTGACAGCTTCCTTTTCGCTCTGAAGAGCCTCTTTCTCTTTCAAAAACTCTTCGTTCTTTTCACGAATCGCGTCTGAAAAAGTTTGAGTCATGGAAGCGACAGTTTCTTCACCGATTTTTTTCTCGATAAGAATGTCTTTAAGTTCGTTAACAATGTTATCCATAGCTATGTTATTTTCTTTTGTTACAGTTTTTTTATCTTTTTGTGAAAATTTATCTTGATCACTATCTTCTTGATCTTTGTAGATTCCTTTTACATCTGCAGCTGGATTAGAAGTGAAACCTATACCCAATGGATATATTTTTCCAGTAATCAATCTATAAATAGGTTCGCCCTTATCAGTTTTACCAGAACCGCCATAAGCTTTTAAGAAACCATTCATTTCTTTGATTTTATGAGGGTCTGATACTATTTCAGCTTCGTTCAGCTTATCGCTTCCCACAGCCAAAACATAATTAGAGAAACCTACTTCCCAACTTGCAGATATTTTTTTATAATAAGATTCGTCTTCAGGGTCAGTTGACTTTTCTAGAAGTTCTGCAAACTGCTTGTTTGCGGATCTATAGACAACAGCACCCAATGCTATATTAAACGGATCTTTTTTATTTTCTAATTCTTCGTTAGATAAAATTTTATTAGAACCATAGTCGCTGAAACCAGCAGTGACAATATGGCCCACAATCTTATCTTTATTATGCTCAATATTAGTAGGCTTATGTATAAACTGATCGTTATACTTTAAAGCAGTGGAGGTATCAATACCATCACCGTTCCTATTAAATACATTAACAACGGCAGCATTAAATGATACCCCTAATAGGTCTACATTCTTCTCAAAGTCAATATTTTTAGGGACTAAGGAAGAAAGCTCATTTAACGAAGCCTTAGATACGAACGCATCATCTATTTGATGAGCAAAAATTTCAGATTCAAAAGTAGTTGTATACTTATAAGGCATCTTACTTTTTCTCCTTAACCTCCAGTTTTTCACCTTTTGGATCAGGCTCCTCTTCATCATCTTTTGATAAAAGTTTCTTTTCAGCAGCTTCAGAGTCTTCCTTACTGATTTTTCCATCCTTCTTCATTTTATCAAGGATAGCCTTCTGTAATGCAGGTGGAAGTTTCTTTTGTTTATCATTAAGTTCTCCTTTGGTATCGTCCATCATCATAGCTCGCATCTTGTCGTATTTAACGGCGCAAGCGGCGTAGGTGGCTTTTGAGTCCATACCTTCAGTATCGGTTAAAGCTTTATCGTCTGATGCACACATGCTCATATAAGATTTATACAAACCCGCTTCTGATCCGCTATACTTGCTAGCAATGGATACTTCTGCTTCCCCATTCTCAAAACTGACAGTTTTTTCAAGAGGCACTTTAATGTCTTCTGGATTAATTTTCATGACTATGATATAAAATTGCTGACGGATAAACTTCTAAGTTATGCTTATTAGATACACTTAAAACTTCGTTCATCACATTTAATTCTTCAATAAGTTCGAAATCATCTATACAAGCTTCAAGGGTTTGAGTCCAATTTCCACGCTCAGAAGCGCAAATAATTGACTCACATAGTTTAGTTACCATCTCTTCTTGTTGCTCATTTAACTCCCCGCCAAACTTCTCTTCAGCTCTTTCTCTAGCTATAGAATTAAAAGCTTCTACAGCGTAAATAGTGGTCTGGATGTTTGTTCTGGAATATTCTGCGTTAGACAATTTTTGGTCCTCAACTGTTGTGGTCCCATGAGGTCTACCAGCAGATTCAGGGGTGCTAGCCTTTTCAGGAGCTTCGTCTTCAATCATTGGGACGCCGCCGACAATAGGATTATAAAACCCTTCTTTTCTTTGTTCTATAAATGTAGTTTGAGCTGGAGCGATATCTTCTGCATTTGGAAACTGACCATTATGGAACATTTCCATGCCTTGTTGAGGAGTGAGAATGCCAAGCTCCATAAGACGGGTAGAAACACGCATAAGTTGCGTTTCATCGCGCATGTCAATATCCTTCATCGTCGCAGTAGGATAAGACTTAAACCCAAGACTATTAGCTATTCTTTTAATCTCTCTTTGCAGGAAATCATTTAAGAAACAGCTTCTAGCTTCTTTAAGGCGGTCAATGAATATTTGGGCTTTGACTTGTGTTGAATTATATTTTTCATCCCCGACGACAATGTTTTGTAGACCTTGTTTGATATCATCATTCAAGATTTGATATTTTGCTGGTCCAAGGACTTTATTCAAGTCTGGGATAACAAAATTAGCTTTAGTTGTATAGTCTGATACTAGAACCCGGCCAACACTCTCATTTTTAAAGAGGTGCTGCATGGCATTAATATTATTAGCATTTACGCCACCTTTTTCAGGTTCAGAACCCATAGTGATAAGAAGTATAACATTCTCGACAGTGCGGGTGATTGCTTGATCCATCTTCTTTAGTTCAAGCTTGGCGTTTATATCCTCTAAGACTGGATATCCAAATGGCACTGCAAATGGCTCATAATCCTGTTTCTTATAGAATGAAAAACAAAGACGTTTAGGGTCTAATTCAATTTTTATCCCATCTGTATAGTATGACCCATCTTTAACGAGTTTCTTCATCTCAGGGTCTAAAGAATCATAAATTAACTGGTCTTCTTCTGTAGATGGGTTCTGCAAGCGGGAAAGCTCATACTCAGACAAGACTTTTTCATATGCCCCAACATTAAATGTCGTAGCCCTTTTAGATACGATATCGAAAGGGTTTAAAAGCACATACTTGACTGGAATCTTATTGGCTGAAGGGTTAATAGCTCCAACTTGATTCATAAGCCTAGCATAGTCTTCAACTTCGAATTCCCCGTCAAATCTATAGATAAAGATATTACCACTACGATAATACTCACGGAAATATTGATCTTTTAGATTTTGCAGATTAATCCTCTTAAAAAACTGGTGGAAGAACTCTCGACTCTTTTTAGTCCCACCCTCTAAGTAAATTTCAGTGTTTGCGAACTCAGACATAACGTCTACGGCGTTTCTGAAAACCGCAACGTTAGCATAAGCTTTTTGGCATAATTCAATACCCTCACGAACGTTTACGCCATCAGACGCATATTCATAAGGAAGCATACCCTTCCGTATGCTAGAAAATCTGTCTATAGTGTTTCTGACTGCCGAACGATTAATCCTTGCTGAATTACCAGAAGCTTTAGTGTTGTTACGCGCTACAGATACACTTCTATATGAAGCGTCTGACGTATAAAATGATTCACCCAGTAATTCTGGGGTATATGATTCTTCAGAAGCTTGGCTCATCGCTAAATCTTCCAAATTGTTATTCTTACTGAATTTCTTCCAGTAATCTGATCGTTTCGTATACTTCCTTGCCATTGCACTATTATATTACACAAAAAGTTACTTTCTAACTTTTAAAAGTTAAGAAATAAACATTGGGGTAAATGTTTCTGTAACATCAGACCCCTGATCGTCTAACATATCGAAGTATACATTCATACCCCAGTTGCCTAATACTAAAGCAGAATAAGAGTCTTTCCGGGCTTTGTCAGCGCCTCTCTGCTTACGAAGGTTAGGTGGAAGATCAAAACTTTGTGTGCCTTGTGGGGAAGTAGTAACTTGGACCAAAGCGCATTGAACTTTTATAAGATCCATCATATCTCTTTGGTGTTCTACAAAATCAATCATCTTAGCCCCTTTATTCTTTTCTTCAGCATCTTGATTCCTGAAGAACTTAAGCTTCTCAATAGGAATGTTAGCTTTCCTTTGCATATTGTAGTTGTCATCCATAGCTGCCCCAGCAAAGTAAATCCTCTTGTGGTCAAACGCCGCTTGTAGACTCTCATTAGCAAAACGAATCCATGTAGAACTAGGTTTTCTTAAAAACACAAATTTTCTTGATGGTTTATCTATAAGTTTCTTTAACTGTCTAATACCTTTAGGATAGTCTTTGGGGTTATCTAAATCAGCCTCAACTGTATCTATTTTTAAATTTAATTTTTTAAATATACCACTTTCTTTACACGCACTGAGAAACTGGACACCTCCATTGTAGTCACCTACAACCATTTCAATATTAAAGTTAGTTAGCAGGTAAGCCATGTACCTAATGTGTGTTTGAAGGTTCGACCCAGAAACGGCGTAGCTATGCACTACAACGCCTTTCCTCGTCTCTGGGTGGATCTTTATCAAAAGTATAGCGAAATCGTCTGAGCTTTCACTCTCGGACCAAGAAGGGTCAAATGCGAGGATATACTTAGAGTTTGGTTCACCAATAACTTCCACACACTGCCCTTCCCCGTCAGGAATAGTACATACAGCCATTTTACTGACTTTGAAGTATCCAGAGCTGTCATCCGTAAACACAGCTCCAAACTCTCGATCAAACTGAGACTGACTCATTGTTGATTTAGATTGGTTGATTAAATTTTGGTCATATAGTTGTGGGGGCGCACAATCATAACTAAAATGCATAATAACCCTATGAGCGCCATCTTGTTTATTCTCGTTAATTATTAATGATTCGTATTGTTGGTATAACTTATATAAATATTCAAATTTATACGATGCCGATGATAAACCAATAATTTTGTTGTTTGGCCAACGGGTTCTTTCTTCTTCCGTCATTTCGCCCTCTTCGATCATCTTAGTTTCAAGGTCGTAGACCTCTTGCCTCTCTGTAGGGTTTTCAACAACAGACAGGAATGGCATGATAACCTCATTATAAATCTTTTCAGGCATCAGGAGAAGCTCATCTATGATCATTCTCTGGAATCGGAAGCCTCGCAACTTTTCTCCGTCTCCCAGAGGTAAAGCTCTAATACTGCTAGTGCCTATCTCCATAACCCACTCATCATTCATTTTTGATGTCCTTGTGATACATTGAGACAAGAATTCAGCTTTGGGGCTTTTTGCAATATCCTCAATCTTTTTGAATATCATCTTGGACTGACGAAATGATTTCGATATAATCCCAATCTGTACACCTTGATTCATTATGGCGTCGAGAATAGCGAACACAGCAGTAGAGAATGACTTACTCATACCTCGACTCCATATCCCTAAAAAATAATCAGTTTCCATCATAGACTTAATAGCCATATGCTGAAACGGAAACAACTTTACACCTGTAAACAATTCAGATGTAAAAGATGGATTCTCTCTAAGGAACTTATATAAAAGCAGCTTAGCCTCGCTTTCTTCGATGTAACCTTCTTTGGAAAGTATCTCTTCGTTTACTTCTCTGAACTTCCTGTAAAGGTTCTGATTGCCTTCTATCCAAGCCATTTTTTTCTAATTCTTTTTCCCAAAAATATTGCAAGTCAACATTCCACAGCTTCTTGCCACAGCAGAGGATCTTGGGTATTAACGCCTCACTGCCTTCTCTAGATCCGCTAAACACAAATTGGCAACAATCACTAAATTGTGCTTCAATGGATCTCATTCTGCTAAATACAAACCCCATATTGAATTTCTTATAAGCAGCACTATTTGTTTTATAAATTTTATTATAATCAGCCTCAACAACAATAAATAAGAAACACCCCAAACTTTGACATCTTTCTATCTCGCGAATAAACCTAGCATAACCATTTGTCACGGTAGCAGCGAAATCTTGGAATGATTTCCTCTCTGCATGAGTGTGAGTATAGTTTTTTGGGGGTAGTGTATAATCACCAAAATCTAGCTTAAAAACAATAGATTTTTTAAAATTTAAAGGTTTATTCTCTCTTGTGTCTATCCAGACCTCTTCGTCGCTGTAATCTTCAAAAAATTCTTTACATACATTCTTTCCATACGCAGGACTTACCCCTACTTGCTCACAGAATGCGTTGTAACCGCCGAACAGCTTTTTTATGACTTCTAGCGTAGGCCAGTCGCCCGTCTTCAAATACAGGCTCGATGGAGCATGTTTAAGGTTCTTGTTTTCTATTCTTTTTTTGAATTTCTCCAAAATATATTTTTTCACTTCATCTTTAGGCGCTTTCTCAAACCAGAGGTTCATGTTTCTGGTTGTGTTAAAATCTGTAGAGAAGTACCTCTTTGCGTCTTTGAATTCGATAGGTTTCTCAGTCAGTCTATCGAAACGTGGATAATGTTTGACATAGTAGTCACCAAGCAGCATATCGTGCTTCTTGATGTGCATATGCAGACCACGTTGCGTATCAAACGTCTTTCCACACTCTTTACATTCAAATTGCATCGTCTTGATTAATACCTAATATTCTCGCCTTCCACTCTGCCATACCCTCCATCCGCTCAGCCTCTTCTTTAATTAGCTTTTTTTGCATTTCTGCCATGCGAACCATATTTTTCCGCTCTTCCTCTTCTTGAAACATCTGGACGATGGCCAAAAACGATGCGTTGTCCTTCTGGTTCTTCTTCATGCGTTCAGCCCGGTCTCCTTGAAGCTTCTTTGTTAAGTTTTCAATTCGAGTCTCACATTGATGATATTCTTGTGATTTAGCTTTGATAATCTCCGCAAGACGCACGGTCATTTCGGTCTGGTCATCAGCAACGTCAAACATCTCATTAAGCTTATTTAAGTGAGCCGAGACAACTTCTAAGTTAATGACCTCTTTGCACACGTTCAGGTATAAGTTAATTTCGTCTGCAGTTAAATCGGGCTTATCCCAACTCAAACGAATGAATTCCTGTTCGAATAACTCCCTGTCTCCCTTATTAAGATAATTATTGATGATTTTTAAAAATCTACTATTGGATAGATTGATTCGAAGCTTTTCTATACAGATTTGCTTTTGCCTATTTAATTTACTATCATCCAAACCTAATCCTGTAGAATCATTGATTTTCTTAACTACACGACTTAAACTTTTTGGGGGAACATAATCAGTTACAGCAGCAGAGTCTTGTGATGGTACGAAATCTGGATTGACCTCGTTAATGTGGGCTAAGACCGTTCTCTGCTCATTACTTAGTGGCTTTACTCTTTTTTCTGGGAATATAAGCTTGGCGATCTCCAACGACGACATCCCCTCCTGAGCTTGCTGCATAATGAATTCTTTTTGAGAATCGTTCAATTCAATTTTGTCTTGGGGCTTTCGGCGTGTTGTTTTATAATCAATATTATTCTCTATTAGATATTTACGAACAGCCCTACCCTCCTTCGTCCGACCATCTAAATCATCATCCCTAAAACATTTTTGGGTGAGTTCATTTAAATTTGTGACTTTGTTCACATTCTTTTTTATATACTCTTTTTGATCATCTGTTAAATTCATCATTCTTCCCTTTCTTCTTTTAAAATCTTCAGTGCAATTTTTTGAAATTTACATTTAAGGTTCTTTACCTGTCTGTAGCCAATCTTACGATTAGTATCAGACAATTTATACCCCATATACTTAGCTACATCTTCTTCTGAACAATCCTCGAAATATAACATATAATATGCTCCATAATGCTTTTCACCAAGTTTTTTACGCATTTTTTCATTAAGCTTACTTACGTCGGCATCATAATTAAAGTAAGCATCACACTTAATATTTATAACATGATCAGCATCATCTAAACTTGATGCAGTCCTCAACTCCAAACCGAACTTTTTCTTTTTTGACCACTTAGCATAGTCTTTACACGAAATATCTTGGTTACCACTCAATGTTTTAGCACACGACTCATCCCTCGCATGAATGCATGTGGAACAAGGTTTTATATAAGAACCATAATGATTCCTTATAAGATTCCACATCCTATTAGTTATAACACGACTAAGCCACGGCTCCAATGGCCGTGACTGGTCCCACATGTGCCACTTTTGGGCAATGTGTGATTTTACTACTTGTTCGACATCCTCAAAGTCAAACCACTTGATAGCCTCTAAACGCCATCTCGACTTCTGCTTCTTAACTGCACGATCTATGAGGTCTTGGAAGTCTTCATATTTCTTTTTTTCTGACATTAAGGATTGGAAGTGAAATCATCTAAATCATAAGATCCATTCCCCTTGTAGTCAGGCGGTGTATTCTGCCCAGCTAACGAACCAATAGTAAAAGTTTTAGCTTTTTCAATCTCCACATCCAGTTTACGTAGCTGCGGTACAGATTCTGCGTCAGTTTCGTCGTCTGAAACTACTGACGCCTTATTTTGGCGGGGAGCCTCCTCCACAGCCGCTTTAGATTGTTGCTCTCCTCCAAAACCAGCCCCGCATTTAGAGCAAAAATTAGGTTTAGCAAAATTATATTCAATCTTAACTCCACAATTAAAACAAAAAATGTGATTCATCTTACAATTATATCAAAATTAATAAATAATTACACTAATTTCCACTTTCCAACTTCTTAATAATGAATTTTAGTATTTTACTACGCACAATATCGCTTTCATTGAAGCTGAATGTATGAATTCCCATATCTTCTGACTCATTATCATCGAATTTGTTGAACATTGGATTAAAACCGCTCTTTCCGTTGATATCACTTTGGAAAAAGTCGCCACCTATGATTATTTTACTGTCTTCTCCTATACGAGTAATCAAAGTAGTTAACTCTTTTAAGGTGAAGTTCTGCGCTTCATCAGCAAAAACCAACTTATTTTGCCAACTAGCCCCTCGTAGAAAGTTTATTGGCACTGCAGATATCTTTCCTTTCTGTTTTAAGAAGGTGGCATCACCGGGAGCGACGATTTCTTCCATTTTATCATAGAGAGGACCAAGGAATGGGTCAAACTTCTCTGTGATATCTCCGGGCAAGCTGCCTAATCCCCTATCTGCACTCTCAGCAATACTTCGAACATACAAAATATCCTTGCTAAAATCCTCCTCCATAAGTTTCAACATGCCATATAAGGACATGTAAGTCTTTGAGCTTCCCGCAGGGCCAGACACGAAGATTATTTTCGAATCTTCACTTAATATTAACTCTAAAAAACGTTTTTGTTTGGGGCTAAATCTAAATTTTCTTTTATTGAACTTAATTGATCTCTCAAAATCCGCTAACAATTGAAACGGAACCTCTTTTTCCTTAGCAACCTTTTTTCGGGCCATATGTATACTATATTACACTGTTTTTTACAGAATTACTTCTTTTATTGTAGCCCTTGTAACTAAAGTCCCGCCACCATCAACAGAATAACCTTCATCAATCACATGCGCCCCAGCACTAACAGTCAAATCAAAATCAGCAGAATCATAATGAACCCCACTATTCTGGATATCATTTAACAATACCCCAAAACTGCTCCCTAATTTACTACCGCTAAAATCAATCAAAGAATTTAGACCTGTAGACTCAACTTTTACATCCACTTCTACCTCATCTATCAGTTGGTTAGTCGCCCGTTGCGAACCTAACGCATAAACGGGGGTTCTTGAATATGTTTTATTATAAGTCAGGCTATTAACAAGATTAGCCGCGACCACATTACCCGCATTACTTAAAGAACAAGTATGCCCATATATAAAATCACTACTAACTAAAAGAGTATCAGTATTATTATCTATCGCCCCAGCTAAAGCAGCACTACTAGGATTGTAACTACTAAAAGTCACACTTGCGGTCACAGGTTCAAATGGCTTCACTGTAACACTAAAATTATCTATATAACATTCATTATAGGCATTACCCCCAACATTCACTAACATTGTGTTCTCTCCAGTCCCATTATACAAATCGGACATAAAATTCAATCCATCGTAACTCAGATCACTACTCCTCACAAGAAAATCCACGCTGATCTTACAGTCAACATCACCATTAAAACGTAATTGGTCATTAGGGTCGATATTCGCGGCCAATTGTCTTTTTACTTGATTTTTAGTGGAGAAATCCACTCCAACCCTAGTCCCCATAATAGGATCGCCTCCATCCACTTTCACCGCCATATTCCGATATGTCATATTTTATGTTACACATTTTTTGGGGTTTTGTCATTTTACTTATATCTTTACCAGCCACGTTTATAATTAATGGGTAGGGGGCTGTTTATAAATTGAAAATTGACTCCCCCCCCGACTTTGCGGTGTCAAGCATAAAGTTGTTTTTATTTTAATGGGGGGCCAAGCCTATTAAGCAAAAATAACACAGAAAAATGCAAAAAAGATCTTGTGTTTAGTCGATCCCTGCAGTAAAATCCTCACATGATCACAAAAGACAACATCACTAGCCTCACCAACAAGCAGTTCACTTACCACACTTCTAACAACCAGAATGTTCGGATGTATATCCTAAAAAGCATCGACCGCATTGGTGACGGGTTCGCAGTGTGCAAGGTCATTGACAAGAGTCACGACAGCAAGACCGGGAACAAGCACGTTTGGAAGACCGTCCGTTTTCACAGCATCGAAAAATAAATCAAAAAAGATGCGATTAGTGCTTGCACCCAACCCACAATTCAACTAAAATTCCCACATGAGCGACACCAACAACTGGACAGTAAGAATGTATAAAGCAGAACTAAAAGGCATGGAAGAAGGTCT